AATTAACCTACTAGGCTCTAATCCATTTAGAACAGACGTTGGGGCCAATCAGACTGGTAGCGGGGGGCCGTACACCCTAGTTACCGTCACGGATGCAGCAAACAGCGCTAGGCTAGGTAACTACATTGACCTGTACAACGCGCCTACCATTAATGGTGTGGTACTTACGGGTAGTTTTTTAATTACTTTTGTTGGTTCTGGTTCTTACACAATCTTAGTTCCCGGCACTGCCACTGCTTCTGGCACGGGTGGGGGTACTGGGGTGTATGCCTTTTATGAGATTGATACCGGCCCTGAATTTGCTATCCCCCTAACTGGCTGGGGTGCGGGTGCTTGGGGCTCTGGTACTTGGGGCGTAGGCACTACTGGGATTGATCCCGTGCGTTTGTGGAGCCAATACAACTTTGGTGAAGATCTTATATTCGGCCCCCGTGGCGGTGGTATCTATTACTGGGATGCTACTACGGGCTACCGTCCTTCTACGGTTACGGTCACTATTGCAAGTCCAGCGGTGGCAACGTTTGCAGTTTCTTTACCTAATGATACTGCTGTGCAGCTTGTGACTACAGGCAAACTACCTACAGGGTTAGTCCCCGGCACGGTGTATTACGTAATCAACGCATCGACTAATACTTGCAATTTAGCAGCTACGCCGGGCGGCGCGGCAATCGTCACTTCGGGTACGCAGTCGGGTATACACTACTTGTCATCTCGTGGCATAAATGTAGTCAACCTTGCTAACGCTACTGATGTACCCATCCGTCAAAACTTGATTTTTGTTTCTGATATCAATCGTTTTGTGTTTGCTCTAGGGTGCACTGAATACGGATCGACAACGTTTAACCCCATGCTTATTCGCTGGGCTGACCAAGAATCGGTAACCAACTGGGCTCCAACAGCCACAAACCAAGCTGGCTTTTTGCAGCTTTCTCATGGGTCGCAGATTGTTACTACTGTGCAATCGCGCCAAGAGATTTTGGTGTGGACAGACTCATCACTTTACTCCTTGCAATACGTGGGTGCTCCCGTGGTGTGGAAGGCTGACATTGTTGGAGATAACTTATCTATTGCGGGGCAGAACGCAGCTTCTTACGCTAACGGCGTGTCTTACTGGATGGGCGTAGATAAGTTCTACAAATACGATGGACGCACCCAGACTTTGCGCTGTGACTTGCGTCAGTACATTTTTGGCGATATCAACACATCCCAGCTTGACCAAGTTTATTCCGGCACAAACGAGGGCTTTAACGAGGTCTGGTGGTTTTATTGTTCAAAGAACTCAACACAAGTTGACCGTTACGTGGTGTACAACTACCTTGAAGACAATTGGTACTACGGCACGATGGGGCGTACGGCTTGGCTGGATTCCGGCTTAATAAACACCCCGCTTGCTGCTACGTACTCAAACAACTTGGTCAACCATGAGGTAGGCTACGACGACAATACTTCGGGCACCCCGTTGCCAATAGAGGCGTTTATCACATCTGCTGAGTTTGACATTGAGGATGGCGACCACTTTATGTTTATCCGTCGCGTTTTGCCAGACGTGACGTTTAGGGGTTCTACAGTAGAAAGCCCATCTATTACCATGACGCTGTACCCGCTAGCAAACTCAGGTTCTGGATACAGTGACCCTGCTTCCGAGGGAGGCGTAAATTACGCTGCTGTAACCCGCACTGCTGAAGTTCCTGTGGAACAGTTTACGGGGCAAGTGTTTGTGCGCGTTCGTGGGCGTCAATTGGCTATAAAAGTAGCATCAACTGATCTTGGCGTCTCGTGGCAGCTTGGCACTCCACGTATAGATATCCGCCCTGACGGGAGACGTTGACTTGAGCCGCAGCTTCATCAACCAGTCAGCACCGCCAGCCCTGCCGCTAGCACGGGATGAGTACGATCGTGCGTACCAAGATCAGCTTAACAATGTGCTAAGAATTTATTTTGTGCAGTTGAACGCTGCGCTTAACTTGTTACAAGCACCTCCAGTCTATTCGGTGGCAATGCTACCAAGCGCATCTGACTCCGGGGTGGGTGCAAGATCATTCGTAACTGATGCAAATGGCCCTACATTTGGCAATATCGTTGTGGGTGGTGGAGCGGTTAAAGTACCCGTGTATTCAGACGGAACCAATTGGAGAGTGGGATGAAGCCGCACCACGTTAACAGTAAACAGCACATGCTATCTAACAACGACATCTTGTTAGTGGCCGCTTGGGATCACTCAGATGCTGCGGAGGCGGCGTATAAAAAAGCAGGAAGCCCAGAGCAAATTACGCCGCAAATGCTCATGTATACGATCTTCCATCAATTGTTTACACAGCCAAACGTGGTTAGGTTAAGGGAAGGCAACACACTTTTTACGTTATTCCCAGAAAAAGACTCCGCGCTTTTAATGTTGTTTGATGCAGACACGCCAAGTAACTCTGTAAACAACATAGTTCAGTTTGGCAAAGCATCTCAGAAGCTGGGATTTAAGAAAATATTTGGGCAAGCAGATAGTCCAATAGTTATTGCACTAATTAAAAGGGCGTTTGAAAAGTTCGGTAAAGAAGGCGGTTCTCTGAAGATAAAAAACAAGTCTATCTTGATGGAGTTTTCAGATGTGTAATCCGCTTGAAGAAGCTCGAAAAACAGTCGATAGGGCTTGGACGGACACAAGAAATACTGTGTCTAATACGCTTAGTGGCGTCGGAAAAGTTGTAGAAAACGTTGTTAAAAACCCTCTGCCCGTCGTTACGATGGTGGCGGCAACTTGGGCACTTGGCCCTGCTGGGCTTACTCAGGCGGGGATAGTTAGCACTACAGCGGGTGCTGCTGCTTTGGCTGCGGGGTCTATTGCTGCTTACAACGGTAAAAACATAGGGGATATCGCTAAGAGCGCTTTGTTGGCCTATGGCGGTAGCGAGTTTGCAAAATACACCGGACTAGGGGATCTCACATCCGAAATTGGAAGCGGCATAGGTGGCACATCAGGTTCAGCAGTCGCATCGGGTTTAAATAACGCCTTTTTTAACTCCAGCGTAGCTGCTCTTGGTGGTAAGAATGTAGGTGAAGCGTTTGGTGCAGGTTTTCTAGGCGGCGCTGCTGGCTCCCTTGCTGGTTCCGCTATGAATTCCCAGACGGGGCAAAGCTTCTTTGGAGATGTAAAAAGCTCATTTGGCTTAAACGATAGCCAGATGAAATACATCCAAGGCGGTGCTACCGCTATGGGTACAGCCGCTATTTCTGGTCAAGACCCGCAAGTTGCGCTCACGAACTACGTAGCTCAGAACATTGCTAACGTAGGAAAGACGACTGTCGGCAAACAATTTACTTCCGCTAAAAACTACTTTGTAGATTCATACAACGCTTGGGAAACCGCTAAAGAAGATCAGCAAAGCATTATTGACCGAAGAAATGCTTTGTACGAAGAAGCAAAACCAGTAGCAGACCAGTACACAGCCTTAAGAACCCAGTACGACGACATTGTAAGTAAACTAAAAGCTGACAGCGATTACGTACAACAAAACCGTGGCGGGTACGACGCTGCAATGGCGGCTTATGAGAGTGATAAAAGTGATGAAAACGTAGACCGTGTAAACGCTGAAGCAGAAAAACTAAAGCCCTACACGGACAGTTTTGAGAAAAATAAAGCTGCTTATGAACAGCTTGATGCCCAAGTAAGGGACTTAAATGCAAAGTTGACAGACTACAGCATAAGGCTCAATGGGTTTGATAGCGACATCCAGTCAAGCAACGACAAAATTACGCAGCTATCGGACACGTTTGCTGATGCTGCAACAAAATACGAAGGTGCTTCTAAACAAGTCGGTGAGAGCTTGGTAACGATGGCTGAGTCCGATATTAGGAAAGGCGCTCAGGCTAAAGTAGAAGACGAAGCCAAGCTTATTGAGCAAACGCAGCGTGATGCCGCAGAACTTGCCATACAGAATGAACGCCGTGGAAGGGGTCAAATACCTGCGCCGCCTGTTGAAACTATGCAACCCCCCGCTGAGACTATAGAGCCCCCTGCTGAAACTATAGAGCCCCCTGCCGAAACGGTGAAGCCTCCCGCTGAGACTGTAGAGCCCCCTGCCGAAACGGTGAAGCCTCCCGCTGAGACTATAGAGCCCCCTGCTGAGTTGCCTGCTGAGTTGCCTGCTGAGTTGCCTACCGAAACTGTGCAACCCCCCGGCGCTGTATACGATGTTAATGATACGGACATAGGGTCTGAAACTGGCTCTGAGACTGTAACGACTAGTCCCGGCGAAGAAGTAATTCCAGAAATACCGGAAGAGCCTTGGACTCCCCCTACAGGGCTCCCCCCTGCAAATACACCGACTGGGATAGATAACGAAGGGGCTGATTTGGGGGGCGGCGTAGTTAATACACCTAACGGGACGGCAGTTACCCCAAAGCCTGTTGTACCGACACCCACGCCTAAACCTACAACACCTGCACCGACTACCCCAACACCCAAGCCAACTACTCCGGCACCGGTGCAAAACGCCCCAAGGTCAGATGTACTGCTTGCGGCCCTCATGGATAGCTTAAATCAGGGGCAGGGGCAACAAGTCCAGCAAGGTCAGGGGCAAGGTCAAGGTCAACAAGGGCCAAAACTTGCGGACATCGGCTACGTTTTCGACTGGAGTAGCATTTTTGCTAACCCTGCGCAGGAGAACCGGTTTGTGACCCCATACGCACAAGGTGGTCTTGTTGACGACACTGGTGATATAAACACTGAATTGTTAAAAATCTTGAGGGGCTAAAAATGGCAGACTTTGACTACAGTTTTTACGACGGCTTAGATACCCCAGTTGGATCCAATACAGGTGCTAATCAATCATTTAACATTAATGATATAGACCTATCTTCATCCGGTGAAGACGTTTTTGCAAACGATCCAGCCGGTGCCCAAGATGAGTTTTATCGAAGCATTGGTCTAGATCCGGCGACCATAAAGGATGCCGCACCGGCTACTACGGCGGAAGTTAATGCAATGATTAACGGTACGTCTGTGGGTAATTGGTGGAGTCAGTTAGGAACTGCCGCCCAAAACGCATTTAAGAAGCCTGACGGTAGTTATGATATGAAAAAAATCTTGACCGCTGGTGGTGGGCTGTATGGCCTATACCAAAGCCAGAAGCCGCAAGATAAAACAGGCTATCTAGGCACTATCCCTAAGTATGAGGCCGTGCGTGAGCAAGTAGCTAACACTTATGACCCTAACCGACGCCCCGGAAGTGCCGCGC